CTTCTATAAATTCTTGTAACACCGTTAACCACAGGTTCTCTTTTTGTAATTGTATATGAGATTAATTTATTATTGTTATCAAAATTAGGTATTTTAAGTCTGTTTGGTTCTCCTCTACTATTAAATGGGTCAGAAAAATCAATGTCTTCTAATGTTTCAAAAATCTGTCCTCCGCCTGAAACTTGTGCTCCCGCTTTAACAATTCCCAAATATCTATCATCTTCTTTATCCCCTCTTACAGGTACATTAACTGAAAAATCACATAAAGAAACTGAAGGTCTATTACCCGGTATTTTAATACCATATGTTTTTGCAATATGAAACAATGATTGTCTTTGTTGTGCAAAATCCAACATAGTCTCTTGCCAAACTCTATCAATATGAAAATGTAAGTTATCGGCAACAGCCGCATTTAAATCTAACAATACTGAAAATATTGACGCATCATTGGTATTCTTAACCAAATCAGGATAATACTCTTTTGTTAAATTTACTAATTCTTGTCTAAGTCCCGCAAAGTCTCTTGTTGCGTATGATATCTTTTTTCCCATTTTAAATGTTTAATATTATAAAGTCTGAAGTTGAAAACGCTCCATTATTAACCGTATATTCAATTTTAACTTTAGCGGTGTACGGTTTTGTTGTACTATCAGATACCCTAAAAAGTCTTTCGTCTTCATCAGTTGAAAATGTCTTTACGTTATCTGGATCATCTTCTGCAGAAATAACGTCCAGTTTTGTTATTTCTAAATTAGGTATATATTTTTTTACTGATTCTCTTATTTCCTCCTCAATCAATCCAAACGTAACCATATCATTTTGGTCAAATATGAATTGGTATAATCTTGTTCCAAAATCAGGTAAATAATATCTACTACCCTTTTTAGTTAATAAAAGATGTATTAAATTACCCCTAATCTCTCTTTCGGGGGTTGCAGTCATTTTAACATACTGACCCTCTAAACTATCTCTAAATGGAAAATCTATTCCGTATTTTACCGCCATATCAATAAATATAAACTAATCTAAAATGGTATTAAATAAAAAACCCAACTTATGTTGGGTTTTATTAATAATATATGAATAAAGATATTAAGATCCACAACCCTCACACTCGAAAGGTGAGTCTTTTGGTTTCATTGATATCATTTCAATTTCAGGAGTTTCTTCGCTTATTATTGTATTATTTTTTATTGTTTCAGTAAATGATGCTATTTGTTGACCGGGTGTTTGATCTACTGATTTTGATTCCGATGTGTCAATACCTAACCCTTTTAATGCATCGACCGCAGACCTACTTCTTAGATAATACATACCTGTTTTTAATCCCAATTTCCAACCAAATAAATGTGCCGCCAATAATTTTGGTTTTGTTACATTATCAATAAATAAATTTAATGATTGTGATTGGTCAATAAAAATACTTCTATTTGCTGCCATTTGTAAAATTCTCTTTTGAGACATCTCCCAAACGGTTTTATATACTTCTTTTAGTTGGGTTGGTATTTCAGGAATGTTTTGAACGGACCCGTTCTCCATAATTAATTTCTTTTTTATGTCATCATTCCATATTCCAATTTTCAATAAGTCTTTTACTAAATGTTTGTTAATCATCACAAATTCACCACTTAATGTTCTACGAGAATATAGATTTGTTGTGAATGGTTCAAAAGCTTCGTTATTACCTAAAATTTGTGCGGTGGATGCTGTTGGCATTGGCGCAACTAATAATGAATTTCTTACCCCATTATTTACAACACTTTTTCTTAATTTTTTCCAATCCCATCTACCTGATAAATCTTTATCTTTTTTATCCCACATTTCAAATTGGAAAATACCCTTTTCTATTGGTGACCCTATAATTGATTCATATGGTCCAAATTCTTTTGCCAAATCGTTTGATGAAGTCATTGCGGCAAAATAAATCGTTTCAAAAATATCCTTTTGTAATTTATCAGATTCTTCACTTTCAAAAGGGAGACCTAATATACAAAAAACATCGGCTAATCCTTGTATTCCCAATCCAACTGGTCTGTGTTTAAAATTGGAACGTTTAGTTTCTTCAGTTGGGTAAAAATTTAAATCAATAACGTTATTTAGATTTTTTACTACTTGATATGTGTACTCATATAATAATTCATGATTAAATTCACCATTAATTATATACTTTGGTAGCGCGATTGATGCTAAATTACAAACCGCTTGTTCTGTTGGTGAACTATACTCAATAATTTCTGTACATAAATTAGATGATTTAATTGTACCTAAATTCTTTTGATTTGATTTATAATTTGCGGGGTCCTTATATAACATATAGGGAGTTCCTGTTTCCATTTGAGCAGTTAATATCGCATCCATTAACTTCCTTGCCTTTACCACTTTCCTACCTAAACCTTGTTGTTCATATGATTCATACAAACGAGTAAAAGATTTGTCTTCGGGGCTATCATATGTATCAGATAAACCAGGTGCTTCATCAGGTGAGAACAATGTCCAATCTCCATCTTGTTCAACTCTTTGCATAAACAAATCGGGAGTCCACATTGCCAAGAATAAATCTCTCGCTCTCATTTCTTCTTTACCATGATTCTTTCTTAAATCAATAAAATCATAAATGTCGGCGTGCCATGGTTCAAGATAAACGGCAAACGAACCTTTACGTTTTCCTCCTTGGTTAATCCAACGAGCAACTTCATTATAGGTTTTCATCATTGGTAATATTCCATCTGATTGACCTCCAGTTCCTTTAATATAAGAACCTTTAGCTCTAACATCATGTACATGTAATCCAATGCCACCAGCCCATTTAGAAATCTTAGCAACATCTTTAATTGTATCAAACAATCCATCGATATCGTCTCCTTTATTTCCAATTAAGAAACAAGATGACATTTGAGCTCGTTTTGTGCCGGCATTAAACAGCGTTGGAGTTGCATGTGTGTAATAATGTTGGGATAAATCATCATAAATACGAAGTGCCATTTCAACATTTCCTTTACATATTCCAACAGCAACTCTCATGTAAAGATATTGTGGTCTTTCTATTACTCTATCACCAATTTTTAAAAGATATGAACGTTCTAATGTTTTGAATCCAAAATAATCAAATTCTAAATCTCGTTCCATATGTATTGCACCATCAAGAACTTCTTTATTATCCATTACAAACTTATAAATGTTATCATCAATAAGGGAAGATTCTTTACCTGTTTTTGGTTCAACAAAAGAATAAAGTTCTTTAATTGATTGTGAAAACTTTCTAGGTGTTGTTTTATGTAAATTTGAAACTGCCAATCTTCCAGATAATTTTGCGTAATCTGGATGTGTTGTTACCATCGATGCGGCAGTTTCGGCCGCAAGTACGTCTAATTCTGTAGTTGAGATACCGTCATATATTCCTTGTGTTACTTTTAAGGTAACATATGTCGGGTCAATATACTCCATATTTAAATCGTGACAAAGGACACTAATACGTTTAGTTATTTTGTCATATCTCATTTCCTCTAAGGAACCATCTCTTTTTTTTACTTTCATTTTCTATTATATATTTTAAAAATCAACCTCACCAAACGCAGAATCTAAATTTTCTGAAGCATTGTTTACACCCGCTTTTTGATATTCCGCAACTCTCTTTTCAAAAAAGTTTGTTTTACCCTGTAATGCAATATTTTGCATAAAGTCAAATGGATTTTCAGAATTATATACTTTTTCAACACCTAAAGAAACTAATAATCTATCAGTTACAAATTCAAGGTATTGTGACATTAAATCTGAATTCATTCCAATTAAACGAACGGGTAATGCATCAATGATAAATTCTTTTTCAATTTCCAATGCCCCACAAATAATTTCTTTAATTCTTTTAGGGTCAACCTTATTTTCAATATGTTGATTATAAATGTGACAAGCAAAATCACAATGAACTCCTTCGTCTCTTGAAATTAATTCATTAGAGAAGGTTAAACCCGGCATTAATCCACGTTTCTTTAACCAAAAAATTGAACAGAATGATCCTGAAAAGAAAATACCTTCAACCGCAGCAAATGCAATTAATCTATCGATAAAAGATTCCGAGTTTATCCACTTTATTGCCCAATCCGCCTTTTTCTTAACTGCGGGTATTGTGTCAACAGCATTGAAAAGATAGTGTTGTTCGTTTTTATCTTTTACTAATGTGTCAATTAATAATGAATATGTTTCACTGTGAATATTTTCCATCATTATTTGAAAGCCGTAAAAGAATTTAGCTTCGGTATATTGAACTTCATTTACAAAATTCATTGCTAAATTTTCATTTACAATACCGTCCGACGCAGCAAAAAACGCCAACACATGTTTAATGAAATGTTGTTCATCCTCATTAAGTTTATTTTCCCAATCTAAAACGTCTTGTCCTAAATCAATTTCTTCCGCCGTCCAAAATGACGCTTCAGATTGTTTGTAAAATTTCCATAAATCATGGTGCTCGATTGGAAATAAGACGAACCTCCCAGGGTTGTCTTGTAATATTTTTTCTATCATTTTTTATTTTTTATTTGTTAATTCTTGTCTCTTCAAAAAGGCTTCTCTTGCTCTTGTTTCGTTGTTCTTAACCTTTTGTTCTTCAAAACCAAGAAGAGTGTTTTGTGAATCGGTATCAATAAGAAGGAATTCATTATTGAATTTACAATTTTGCCATATTACCCCATCTTTACCGATACGTGATTTAAGTAATGTAAGTGTAGCTAAATTATGTTCTTTTTGTTCTAATGTTTTAGCAATGGATAAAATAACGTGAGCAATTTGTGCTTTCTTAATTGAACCTCCCATTTGGTCTCCTGTAACAACTTCAGATGAAATTGATTCACGATTACCTTGTGTTGCTGTCCAAACTGCCATATCAAATTCAGTTGTCATTGATTCTAAACTTCTCATTATAGAACCCTCTCCTTTCCATTCTTCTCCATTTACACTTCTTTCAGCAGAAATACAATCAACATAATCTATAAGTAATAAGTCAATTTTTATTCCTTCTGAATTCATCTTTCTGATTTTATTTTTAATTTCAGAAATAGTTACATTATCACTTGAAAGTTTTAAAAGTTTTAAAGAACCTTTTGATTGAATTTGAGCCAATTCAACTTTTTCTTTAACTTGTTCTTTATAATTTGGTTGTTCTGCTGGTGCAATATCTGACCAAATGGTGTAATGTTTTCTTTTAATATTACCCGGATTGTCTTCAAAAAATATTTGAACAACATTAAATCCTAAATTATATGCGGTGTTAGCAAATTTAGTTAACAAGGTTGTTTTACCTGTTCCAGTTGGTGCTAATACAATACCCAATTCTCCCCTTCCAAGACCACCAACTAATATATTATCAACCCCAACAATTCCTGTTGGGATGGGTTGTCTATTAGTATCTTCTAATGCCTCGTCAATATTGTGAAATACATCTGTAGCCTCATCATCTTGTATTCCTACTTGTAATGCTTTTTGAATGATTTCCTCAATCTTATTGTATGATTCGAATTCACCACTTTCAATAATATTTTGTACATTTTTTAACTCTCTTTTTAGGTTTTGTTGTTTACAAAAATTAAGAGCAGTATCTCTAACATATTCTGTTTGACCTTCTCCTTCGCTAATAGTTGTTAATGTATCTAAATGAACTCTCGATGAATCTTTATTACCACCTTCATTCATTATTTTCTGTGCTAAAGTATCATAGTTAGGAATTTTATTATATGATTTATATAACTCTTTCATATTTTCCATAATAAATCTAAAAGAGTTATTATCAAAAAATTTAGTCTCAATAACATCAATTATCGTTTCTCCATACTTTTTATCTTCAATTATTGCCTTTAATAAGTTTTGTTGAAATGAAAAACCTAAGTATCCAAAATTCCTTTCTTCCATGGTTGTTTTTTATATATGTGTTTAAATTATAGTTCGTATTGTAGATAAGTGGTTTCCAATTCCTCAGATGATAAAATGTCAGTTAAGTCTGATAAAATTCTCTTCAGTTTTGGGCGAATATCAACCGTATATCTCACCTTCGGATGGTAATAATATGCGGGAAATATCCTTTGAATAAATACATCGTCATTTAACTTAATTACCAATAAAAAATGTTCTCTATCTTTCTCTAATAAATCTTCCACATAGTCTGAAGATAGGAAATAATTGGTATTTTCACATAGATAATCGGAACTTTTTATTTTCAAATCCTCCGCGATATCTAAACAAATATTTTCAATATAGTAATGTAAATCCATTGATCTACGAGATTGGTCTACGTGGTCTTTTACATTAAAGAAACGTTGGCAGATTATGTTCCCTTCTAACGTTAAGAGAAACTCAAATTTAGTAGTATCCGGTTGTTGCTGTTGTTGATTAATCATGATTTGTAATTTTTATCATTTTTTTATTATTTTTTTCTTTTCTAGTTAAACGAAGAAACGGATTTAAGAATTTAATCCAAGAATCGTCTGATTTAGGTAATACGTTGAACAATCCATCTTCCATCATCATTTTCATAGTATTTTTATAAGACCTACCTTCTGGGTCTAAATTTTCATTTATAAGTGAAAATATATTTTCCTTTGCTTCTTCTGTTAAAAATGGAGCATCTAAACTCACTATACGGTTATTAACATCAAAAAACTCATCACCAAAAACTCCATATTTGGTGACTCCAGTTAATAAATTGGTGACTAACTTATTACTTTTATCTTGTTCAAATATTAAATTAGATTTTTCTTTAATTTGTTCTACGGATAGTTTTTCGGTTCTTAATTCGGGAAATAATGATAAGAATCTTTTTATTCCCATCCCTCTGATTCCTGCGATGTTATCAGAAGAATCACCACACATCATTTTAACTAACCAAACGTTTTCGATTAAAATCTCTTCATGGTTATAGAGTATGGTTTCTTTTTGTTTGTATAACTTTCCGTGAGATGGATTGTAAATTTGGGTGGTTTCAGATACTAGTTGTGTTAAATCACCGTCAGATGAATAGACTATTTTATTTTCGTTTGGTGAATTCTGTGTGTAGTACGCGATGTTATCATCTGTTTCACAATATTCATATTCACCTTGTCTAACAAATAGTTCTTCAAGATATTGTTTAACTCTATCTCTTTGGTAATTATAAGAATTTAATTCCTCTTCTGTTCTAATTCGTTGTCTTCTATTTTCCTTATAATGGATATAGATTTTTTTTCTTGTTTGAGACCCCTCAATACCGTCCCAAAAGACAACTATTTTATCTAAATGATACGTCTCAAATGATCTACGAAGAGTATTGAGAAAATGGTAAATTCCTCCAATATGTGTTCCCTTGTGGAAATAATTTTTGACACCATAAAAACCAATTGTAAGTAAATTGTCACCATCAACTAATAAAACAGACATTTAAATAAATTTATTATAAATCACTTTCTTCTGTTACAACTTCCACGTCTGTGATGTCTGTAACATTAACACCTAACATCTTACTGATGTATTCTCCACATTCTTTTTTGTATTCTTCAAGAGATTTCTTTTCTTCACCTTCTTCTCTTCCTGCCATAAATCCGTGTGAAGTAACCAAGATACGTCCGTCTTCATAACCCAAACCATTTACGTGGTTTTTCATTATTGAGATTTTAGTTCTTGTTGCAATCTTAACTTTTCTCTTATCTTTTGTGATTGATATCTTAGTTGTTCCAGCTCCTTTTTGATTACCGAATAAAAACACTAAAGTTGAATTCAACCAAATTGCTTCTCCACCTTTTGCTTTAATCTTTGGTTGTCCAAAAGGATTGTCAGGTAATTCTACCCAAGGTTGGTTAACGATTAACAATGTGTTTGTACAAGGTTTATCTGTTCTTCTTGACCCTGAAATACGTTGGTTAATACCCATACCTATTTTATCTGCCAACACCGATGCATTGTGTTGTTTTCCACCTTTACCATCGTAAGTCATTTTACATGGAACTGAACCTACCGAATCCCATAAGAATAAAATATCTTGTGTGATTTCACCTTTATCTTGAGCATCTAATAATTCATTGATATAATCTGTAATTTGTTCGATGTATTCAAAATCACTATTAAAAAGATAATCACCATCTTTATCAAATCCCATTAACTCCGCATGGTCCCAACTCCATTTTTGTTCAGTTATTAAAAACACAGGTAATATACCTTTCTTTTGTGCGTCCACCGCAGTCTTTACAAGTGCAGTTGTTTTTCCTGTATCACTATGGCCTAATAACATATTAATATGTCCCATAGCCGGTCCAGGAATTCCTGTTGCATCTAAGAAAGCATCACCTAAGTCAAAAAATCTATCTGCCTTATATGTCGCTTCTTTAGAGTATTTCTTTTTTATTGCTGAAAAATCAGTCTTTTTTATAGCTGCCATAATTTGTTTTTAAAAGGATGTTCCCGACACCAATGTCGGGAACATTATAAGTTATTTAGAATGGTAATTCACCATCAACCTCTTCATCTTCTTGTGGGTCAACAACAGGTGTAACCGATTTTGGTGCTGAAATTGTTTCTTCATTTGTTGAAGATGAAACATATTTCTTTTGGTCACTATCCCAACGTGGAGCTTCTCCTCTTGCAACTAACTCTAAGTAATTCTCATCTTTCTTAGAATAAACATCAGACCAAGTTAATTCATCATCAGTCCATGTTTTAGAAATGTTCACATCGGTATGTAATGGTCCCGCATCTTCAGGAATTACAGAATTTACTGTTGTGTATTCTTTACCTGTTCCCGCTTTGGTTAATGCTAATGATAAGATTAAATCTCTACCATTTTCTGTATTTGTAATGTCTCCTTTATTTCTGAAAATTGGAAACACTTTATCCATAATACCATCACCTTTGTGATTGTGTTTAAATCTCCAAAATTTAACTCCGTCATTTTCATGGTCACGGTCAATTACTTTTACGATGTAGAATTTACGTGAACGGTAGTTTCTTGCTAATTCTCTATCAGCATCAGAACCTGTCATCATTAATCCTTCGCAAACCTCATTTAATGGTGAACGTTTTCCTTCTTGTTTTGGGTCATATAATTTTACCCATTTTCCATCCACTTGAACTTCGTGGAAGTAAACCTCAACAAATGGTGAAGAACCATCTTTTGTTGGTAAAATACGAATACGTCTTTCTTCACCTTTAGAACCCTTAGGTAATACGGTTGTGAAATACCTTTTCATTCTATCCTCAGAGGATATTTTGTTGTTATTTCCGCTTGCGGATTGTTTGTTTTTCTCGTACTGTGCTAGTACCGCGTCAAATGTAGACATAATTGTTAAAATTTAAGTTTTTAAAATGTTATAGTAAAATATACATAAAAAAAACCAGATTCGGAAATCTGGTTCAATTATTTTTAAAAAACTTTTTTTGGTTCTATTCTAAGGTTAGAAGGTATGATAATTTGTTAAATAATCCTAACATTTCATCTCTTATATTTAAAAGATTTGTATCTGTTGGTTCAAATTGTTCCGTATATTGAATAAGAGCCTCCTTTACTGTATTAACCATTTCCTCAGGTTTTAATTCTGAAAGGTTTGCTAATGTAATGGTATTTGTTTCATTATCCAATTTAAAACGACCATATTTCCCCATTGCTTCCTCAACAAACGTATCCATTAGTTCTCCTAATTTGTCATATGTTTCACCAAATGCCTTATGTCTTGAGAACCCTTTGGTTTGCCAATGCATCACTTTTAACTGAGCACTCAAACCTAAAAAGAAATTCACATTAGAATTTATATTCATCTTCTTGGTTTGGGTTAAATGATGTTTTTATAGTGTCGGTTGGGTAGTTTACCACATCGTCTTTAGTTAAAACATACTCATTTTTACCACTCGCAGCCATTTCACCTTGTTTGTGTGCAAAAAATTCTTGTGGTTTTTCGTTAAATGGATATGAATCTAAAGAACGCATTTCAAGTTTTTCAACACCAGTTTTTGGTTTTGATGCATCAACTTTAGCACCTAACTCATCAATTTTGGCCATAACTTGGTCCATTTGTGATAGTTTTTGTTCTAAATCAGTTAATTTACTGAAAACATCATCCATTTTACCGATTACATCTCCGTGTTCATTTTTGTTATCTTCAACATCCTTTTTAAGACTTTTGGTCATATTAACCAAATCTGTAATATCTATTTCTTCTGTTGTATCTCCTTCAGCAGGAACATCCGCAGGTGCCGCTAATGGATCTGAAGTAGGTGCCGCGGGGTCCATTGGAGCAGCAGGATCTTCAGGTAATGCGTCAGGTGCTGGCGGTAAAGCCGCAGGATCTTCCGCCGGAACTTCTTGTTCCATTATCATCGTTTTACCATATTTGTTAATGGTTTTATAACGATTTAATTCTTCTTGTAGTTTTTTCTCTAACATGGCTTAATCTTGTAATAATTGTCTACCGTCGTT